TGATGCTCTCCCGCATGAGTAATCTTATCCGTAACTAAGGCGTAACATTTACCACCTATATCTTTCCATCTTTTACAGAAAGCAAAGTCTTCTCCCATGTAGGTTTTGTTGACAGGATCATACCAAGTATCAAATAAATTATACATATAAGGTTTATTAACTAACTCACCATTTATCACACTTTTTTGAATAATTTCTGTATCAGGATACGCCTTAATCATCTTCTCTATAACTTCTCTTTTAATTAACATACATCCAGTTGGAGAATGAGTTACCTCAATAACCCCATCTTTTATAGTAATATTTTTATCATCAGCTACTTTCATAGGATAAGTATGAAGAGCTTTATACTTCAGATCTTCTACAGTTTTAATATCTCCATTTTGCATTCTATGAAAAGCTTTATCCCACATTAATTGTTTAAGAGGATAAGGAACAGAAATAACTTGTTTGTCTGCAGCAAGCATTTTAAATATAGAAGAAGTTTGAAAATCTATATCAGAGTCTATAAAAAGTAAGTGAGTGTGATCACTTTCCATAAAACCAGAAACACATAAATTTCTCCCTTGAGTAACTAATGAGGATTTCATGATTTGAAAAGAAACAAGGATATCATGTTTCATACAATGTTTTTGAAAATTTAAACACGCTTGCATATAGTGAATAGATACATCTCCATGTACTGGAGTAGCTACAAAGAAAGAATATTTTTTGTTAGTTATTTCAACAGTCTTTGTTTTTTTATCACCAAACCAAAAAGGTTTACTAGGATCTTGCATTTAAAACTCCTTGTAAAAAACCTGTCCAATGTCCTGCAATAATTTTCCAATTGTAAAAATGGTTAAAGAATTTTTTTTGAAACTCTAAATGAGTGTGACAGCCTGGGTCGTTAATTTGATTAGGTATCTCTTCAATTACAGATGCAAATTGTTGAGCTAGATTTTTCCAATTTTCATCGTAGGGTATGTAAATAGGAAATTCTGAACAAGTTTCGTAAAGAGCTCCATTGTCAGTTGTAGCAACATATAACCCACAAGCTAATGATTCCAAAGCAGATATACAAGAAGTTTCTTCCCATATATTAGGATAAACAAAAGCATCATAAGTATGTAAATTTTCTAAAATATATTCATTTGGTTTATATCCTATGTAATTTACATTAGGTAACTGTTTAGCTTGATCATATAATTCTTTGTATTGATCATCACTTTCTTTTTCAAAATCAGAACCATATATTTTAGTGCTACTATATACATCTAATTCAATATTAGGATTTTTAATTAATTGCATAGCCCCTAACAAAATTGATAAACCTCTCCAAGGGGTTGGGTGATATATTAATTTAATTTTTTCTCGTTTTGGTTTGTTGTCTCTTTGTTTTATTTCAGGTATACCGTTTTTTATGACAGTGCATTTTTCGTGTGGAAGAGTAAATCTTTTTCTAAACTGTTCATAATTCCAATGACTATTAAATACGTAAAAATCGTATTGATTTATTTTTTCTTTGTCCGAAAAAAATTCTTGAAAGTGAGGTTGATCGGGAGCCATTTTTTGCCAAAGTATGTTTATCTTATCTTTAGCTAAAGGCACCTTACCTGGCACTGATGTACATATTTGAAATTTGTCTAACAATTCTTTAGACACATACTTTTGTAAAAAATTATGTTGTAGTTCTGTACCCCCTAATGGTTTCATTGTGTTTTACCAAACATTGGAAGATCAGGGACTTCTACCACTACATCGGTTACTAGCTCTTCTTTAGAATTTTTTTTTAAATACTCTTCTTCAGAATCATATTTCTCATTAGTATTTTTATTTCTATAGATTGTTTTAGTTTTGCATTTAATTGTTTTACGAATAGACATTTTAATTTAATACTATATATTAATGCCCCTGTCCAACATATTTCTTACGTCTTCTAGCTTTTGGTCCTACTTTTTTTGATATTCTACCTTTACGTTTTTTAGGTGTACGTTTGTGGTAGTTTGATACACCGTATAAATTACCTTTTTTCTTAGCCATTTTGATCTGATCTATTCATTTCTAAATACCCTATTGTTCCTGCTAAAGTATTAGCGCTTCCAGCTTTTAATTTTAAGATATCACTTTCCTCTAAAACAATTGTTCCCGATGCTAAGTTTTTAAAAGTTTTATTTGAGATAGTATCGTGAACAAATTCAAATTCTGCACTACTAGCAGATGTGTCTACAATAAATCCTTCTATCTCAACGTTACCCGCACTTATATTTGTTATTTGAATTGTTTTAACTAAAACTGTTGACCCAACTGGACAAGTAAACACTGTAGTTTTATTAGTGTTTGTTAAATCAAAAAAAGCATTTTTATATATATTAGCCATTTAAAAACCATCCTACTCTATCTACTTCTTGTTTCAAGTCCTCTTGAAAAGAAAAATTTAATTGATTTTTAATTTGATCAACAGCAGAAAGAATCTGTCTTTGATTAGATGCATCATATTCTTCTTTAGGCTCTGGTATATAAGCATCTATTTTTGCCATTATCTTCTACCGTCAGGTTGAGTATCAAATCTAAAAGTTCCCATTCTCCAACTTTCGTTCACTGCATCATTCTCTACTTTAAGACTAGCTAATCTTGCCCTAGCTCTTGTGTCAACTTTTTTGGTTGCGGATGTAACAGTAAAAGGACCTAAAGGTGAACTAGCTTTTGTTTCACTTGGAAAATCTCTTAGGTTAAGTGTTACCTTTGCATTTCCTGTAATTAGTTTAAAGTCAGGAATAAATCTTCTTATCTTCATCATATATTCACCCTCACCTCCAATCTCTAAATCAAAGTCTCCTGATTGTATAAAAGCAGCAATTTTAGTTTCAGTACCAGAAGAATCTTTTTGATTGACTCCAATTTCTTGTGCATAATATGTAGTTTTTCCTTGAGACGCAGATATACCTAACACTGTAGGAAACGTAGGAGCACTGTTTTGAGTAAATTCAGTTGCATAAGGAAAGGCAAATACACTTGTATCTGAATAAGTTGTTCTAGCTAGTGAACCTGTTGTCCAAACTCTTTCAGCATAATTGTAAGTTACTAANCTATCTACAAAATTNCCTCCTGATTTTGGATAAAACCAATTTATCTCACTATACAAAGAATTATGCCCTGCAAAAATTTGTTCACCATTAAAAAAACTTATACCTAAATTATCACCACTTGTAGTGTAAACAAANTCTTCAACAGTACANGGTAAGGTTTTTACTGTTCCATCGTATACAAAGAAACCGCCTTCTTCGGACATCCAATATACTGCACCATCTACATACACAGCTGCATGTTGACCAAATAAACCACAGTTAGACCCTACTTGTCTTATAGAAAATGTAAAAGGAGTTCCAACAAACTGCATTACATATGCAGAAGTGTCTGTAAGAATCAATAAATAATCTTTACCTTTAACTGCGCCAACAATTCTTGTACCTGAGTCAATTCTAAATGTACCTGCGGTGTTAGTAGAAGTTGGAGCATAATCATTTGGATCTTCTTGATCTGAAAATCTAATAAACATTTTATCTTGCGTTGTTGTATTACCAATTGTAGTTTCTGTTCCAAGATGAATTAAATGTCTGTCTCTATCAGATACTACTGTCATTACTGATTTAGTTGGATTAGAAGCTAATGCGACAGCTCTTGTAGTTAAAGCTACTGCATTTGCTGAAATAGGGTTCCATTGAAAAGTTCTGCCGTTATGAACAGTGGCAATTAATACTTGTCCATAATTATCTAATGACCAAGAACCTGGATCTATTATAACGTTACTAGAAGCTCTTGGTGTTCCCCATGTAGATTGTCCCCACGCACCTGCGCCCCAACCTAAGGCAGAAGTAGTTATAAGATTACCTATTTGAATGTAAGGAAGAGGATCTAAAGTTCCGTTATTCGTTGTCCCTGACCCTGTTTCAGCTGAGCCCATAGTAATTGTAAATGTTGTTGTTGTAGGTACTGATTGCACTTCATAAATGATNTCATCAAAATTAGCTGCAGTGTACGATGTCTGCCCTGCATTAAAAGAACCTGCGTTTTCAAAAGTAATTAAATCTNCTGCTGCAAGATTATGTGCTCCAGAAGTTGTTANAGTAACTGTTGTTGATCCGTTGGTCGTTGTTATGTTTGCGCCAGTAGATTGCCTGTCAGGATCAATGGGTGTTATGTCGTAAAAAGTATTATCATAATAAAGAGCAAGTAAACGATTTGTTCCAATGACTGCATATTTATTACCTGCTAAATCTACCCAACTGTGTTGAGCTCTAGCAGCGCCTACTAAAGTTTTTGCTTGGAGTTGTTCCCAACCGCCAATTTTTTCAGGCATTCCATATCTAAATCTTACAAAGTCGCCATCAATCCACTGACCATCTGCTTCAGTAGCTGTGGCTTGTTTGTTAAATCCAGGTTGAAACTGTACTTTAGATAAAGGCATAATTGTAGATATTATATCACAAAGATGTTTTAGTTTTAAGAGGTCTTAGGTATGCCTAATAAAGGTCTTTTATCATATTTATTTGATTCAGCAAATTGACCATCAGCATGATTGTAGTGTAAAAATACTTGTCCGCATAGCTTGCCTTCAAAAGGTTTTCTCCAATGCTCTAACTCACAGCCAGAATAGATAAGCATATCACCAGGTTTTAGATTAACTTCTACACCTACTGGTGCACCTGGTTTTATAATACCTTTGTATTCATCAATAACTGTGTTCTCGCCTGTTGGATCTAGATAGATAGGCCAGTGATCACCACCTAAACATAGTGTAGTAGATATCTCACAACTAGGTCTATCTTTGTGTCTGTTTAAAATATTGCCTGTTCTATAGAGTCTTGTGTATG